CACTTTACTCAGCTACTCGGGAACGACGCGGCGGTCGCAATGTTCGACAAGATTGCGATTTCCCTGGACGAAGGCTTTTTCGAGATCGGCACGGCCCTGGCTGCCGATGCACAGCGAAATCTGATTGGCGAGAAATGGCGGTGCCGCTGGGATACGGTTGGCGTTGGCCCGCCCGACTTTGACATTATTGCGGTTGATCTCTTCCCCCTGTAGGTGACCCATGCCACCACGTTTCAAGTCAAGCAATCCCGAACATCAAATATACGAAGACCGCGTGTGCCTCCATCCGCTAGGGGAGGAAATCGCGGTTGGCGCGGGAGTTGGTCCCGAGCACGAAATCCCCGGCGACTGCCGCGCCGTCTTGCTCCACTGCCACCACAACATCACGGCGACCGGGAACGCCGGCGATCTGATTGACATTGTTATCCAGACGGCCGTTCTCGACGGCGCCGGCAATGACGTGTGGGTCGACGTTTGCTGGTTCACTCAGATCGACGGCATCATGGCCGCGGCGGTCGAAATGTTCGATAAGGTGTGCGCCAGCCTGAACCAAGCACACTTCGATATCGTCGCCGACCCGATCGCGGCGGACGGAAAGCGGCACGTCATCGGTTACAAGTGGCGGGTCCGCTGGAATATCACGGACGGGACGGGCACCCACAACTTCACCTTCTCCGTTTCCCTTCACCCGATGTAGCAATGGCCGCTCCCACTCAATACTACGTCGATCCAGCTTGGGGCGGGCCGTTCAACGGAACGGCCGCGCAGCCGTGGGTATCCGTCGCTGCTGCCCTGGTTGCGATCGTGCGCGACGCGGTCAACGGCGACCAGATCAACATTGTGTCGGACCAACCCCCGGGCGTGACGACCACCACCGATGACATCTTCGCAGCTTCGATTACGCTGGTTGCCTATGGAGCCCCCACGATCGACGCCCCATTGATCTTCCGGGGATGCGCGCGGACTGCCTTACTGGGAGGCTTGCCGGCAGCGAACAACGGCGGCATCGGCGGCATGGACGGCAACGCGGGCGGGTTCTCGATTTTCGACGGCTTGGTCGGCAATTGGGACTTCGTGCATTTCATCGACATGCACCTCTACAACACGGCCGCGGCAACCGTGATGACGACGGACACCGATTCCAGCCTTATCAACTGCGAAATCGACACGAGCACGAACCGGGGCTTGACGCTGGGATTTTACGGCAAGGTGCTTAACTGCCACTTCCACGATATTACCGGCCGGGACCTTGTGCTCGATGCCTACTGCCAAGCTCGCGGAAACTTCATCAACACGTCGTCCGCGTCGGGCATCCTTCTGAGTTCCGCACACAACACGGTTTCGCGAAATATCATCGCGACCAACGCGGTCGGCACCGACGCAATCGTTGTCAGTTTTTACAACCAAAGCGTGTTCGGCAATTCGATCCTCAGCACGGTCGCCAGTACGTCGGCCGGCATCAATTTTGACGCCGGCACTCACCGCGACTGCATGATCCACGACAACTTGATCGAAGGGTTCAACGGCGTCGGCGGCTCGGGCATCGACTTCGGCGGCGCCGGCCAGCACGTTACGAGCTATGCGAACAACGCTTTCCACGACAACACGGACGACGAAATCAACCCATGCGACATCAACTTCCAGGAGGGCCAGGATTACGACATGCCGGCGTCCCCCTTCCTCAAGGACGGCGCCGTGACCTTTGCTAACCGATTCAACTACTTTAAGCCGGCCATTCCCGTTCGCGGCCGGTCATTCCCCAACGGCTGCCGGTTCGACCGCGGGGCCGTGCAGGTCCGTCTTGCGACCGAGCGTGAGATTGCGGCGGTTACGCTCACTTCCATTCCGGCCCGTACTGCACTGGACCCGCTGTGATGGTAGATCTGTCTGGAGATCAACTGCTGATTGACGACCTGGAAGCGGTCGAGTTGAACATCAGCCTCACGGGTGCGACGTGGGATCTGCCGGACGCCTACCGGGTGAGGGACGAGATAGTCGAGGGCGACCCATCCGAGGGCGGCTACCTACACCGGGAAACCACCTGGCACCTCTCCACGCTCCAAGCCTACGTGCCGGCGATCGGCGATACGATCATCGACGCTGCCGGTGCCGGCCTTACGTGGGTGATCCAGTCGGTCGGCACGCCCACCGTCCACAACGACGCCTGGCGCATCCGGGCACGCGAACTGACCATCACTGCCGATGCGACCCTTGCCGACTTGGTCACGCTGCACCCGTCGGTCGACACCCTCACGGAATGGGGCAGCAAGGTTTCCGATCATACCGCGGCCTTCGGTGCCTTCTCTGATGTGGCCGCCAAGATCGTGCTACGGGCGAGCGTCCCCGATGACTACGCCGGGAAGAAGCAGTTCGTGCAGGTGTACGATATCTACGTGGACCAGCAGCTACCGCAACTTCACAACGGCGACCTGATCGAGGACGGGGATGGCAACAATTACACCATCGTGTCTTGGCGCAATAGGGAGTTGATCGACGAGTTATCGGTCATCGAATGCGAACTCAGACCGAGGAAACCATGATCCACGCAATCGCTCACAGCCTGAAAACGGCCGCATCGAACAACCCGATGCGAAGGGCACTTGGCCGGGCCGGGCTGGCCGGGCGGATCGCCTATGGCTCGCGGGCGTTGCTTGAGGAGCCGATGCCGTATGCTTTGCTGGACGTGCGAGAAGTGCATCCGCGGGTCACGAACACGTCGGGCGTGGCGCTGGTCACTTACGAAGCGTCCGTCATCGTCTACGTGTACCAACGGCTCGAAGTTGCCGGCAAGATCATAGCGGCCTTCCATACGTACTGGGACCGGCTCGCCGAGCTACCGGCGCTCGACAACGGGGATCGGCTGGTCGACATCCATCCCGGCAGCGACAGCGAAGCGGGCGAGATCGAACAAGAAGACCTGGGGCAAGACATAATCGCGGCGTCCACCACCTGGACGATCTTGGTATCCGAACATCAAACAGCAATCGTAGGAGAAGAATGATGGCTACGCAAAACCTCACGCGGTCCTACCGGGACGCAAACGAAGCGGGGCTCTCGGGAGCCGAAGCAATCGAAGTCGAGAACGTGGGCAAGCCGGATCAAATCGTGTCGGCCGGTGCGGAGGAGCAACTCGCACTGGGGGCGTTCAAGGATCATCAGTTGCAGTGTATGGCGCTGCTGTCGGATCAAGACGTGACTGCGCAGTTCCTGGGGCTGCGGTATGCGGTCAACCAGACGGCTGCGGGGGAGCCGGGAACAATCGACGTACTCGGCGACTTGGAGCAAGAGATTTACATCGGCGACATTGTCCGGCTGGAGGATATGCCGGACGCAGGCGATAATGGAATGTACTTTGTGGATGACATCGCCGAACTCGCCGGCACCACAACTATTACGCTCGGTGATGGGCAGGAAATCCCAACGGCGGTTGGCGGGGCCATTGGAACTGTTGCTCGCGTTGCTTGCGTGCAAAAGATGACCTACGAATACACGATGGCAACGGCTGTCGCCATTACGGGCGTCATCACGGTTACTGGGAACGTGACCGACGTATTTGAGGCTGGCGGCTGGCTGATTGTCCGCGAGAGCGGCGGCAACGACGGACTATGGGAAATCCACTCCGTTGACTACGTGGCGCCGACCACTACCATCGTCGTAAACGACCGGCAGGGCACACAGACCCTCCCGGCTGGCACAACGGGTGTCATCGCAAGCGTTCGCCCGTTCATTGAACTGGCCGCCAACGTGTCTTTCCTCTGGAGCCGGGAATCCGGGCTCTACAACCCGTTTCATCAGAACACGAACGACCCCACGGGCGGTGTCGCAATTCCGCGAGTTTACGACGTGGACCGTGGCGACGTGGCGTTCTGCATGGTCAACAACCCGGGCACGGTCAACGCCAACGTCGACATCAGAATCGGCACGAACGCGGTCATCTTCTAAGGAGAAGCCATGTCCCTCTACTACACAGCCGAAAGCCGGGACTATGAGTTTGTCCGGGGCTCGGGCTCCAAGATTGAGATCGCGCAGTACAACGCCGACCGCAGCTTGACGGATGGCTGGACCACGCTGGACATCGAGCAAGGGATCATCCGCGAGACGTTCGTCAACCAGATCACAACCCACTCGGGCGGTGTGGGCGGCACCGGGCGGACCCGCGTGGGCTTCGACTGGACGGCCGCCCTGGTGCTCAACTTCCCGGCACTCGCGTTCCCCGGGCCGCTCCGCGTCGCGTTCATTCAAGAGCTACTCGGCTCTTGGCGTGGGGTCGCCGTGCGGTTCTACATGGGTGCTCCCGAGTTTTGGGAACAAATCTCGGATGGTGGGGAGTTCATCCGCACGATGCGAGCCGACCGGGCTCTACTGGGGCCGATTGAAACGCGCGTTGACGCCGGCACACCGCCCAAGGTGATCGGGTTGAGCATCACGCTGGAATCGTCGTCCATGCTCCGCCACGAACTGCATACCGGGACACTATCGCCCACGAAGGTGTAGCCGTGACGATCCGGGAAGAGCGGTTAAACTGGCCGGTCGCGGGCATCGGGGGCTTCCTCTCGTTCGCGTGGCAGGAATCGCCGGGGGAATTGTCCAAGTACACGGACGCAGTCGAGTTGATCGACGTGCAGGAATGGACGATCGAGCACATCTACCGCAACCTGGAGATTGCCGGCTCCGGCAACTACGGTTCGATCCTTCGGCACCGCGTCGTTGTGGATTTCAAGTGGACCGCGAACATCGATCTGGACCTAAGCCCGTCCAAGTACGTATTTGGGGCCGTGCCGCGCGGAACGCCATTTGGCAAAGGCCCGTATCTGGAGGGCCGCTTGGAAGGTCACTCCTCAAGTGATTACGCCGTGGCCCTACGCTTCCAGGTCGGCGACCCGTCGCTTGTCGTCCCGGCAACGCTCGTCTCATTCCAGAGGGGGCTGTGGTACTTCTGCCCGGATGTGAAGATCGACCGGGTCTTCGTCACGAATTCCAACCGGGCGGGCAAGGACGGCAAGGGCGTGGTCTCGGTTCTGGTTCGTGGCGCCGGCTCGGCAGCCTTGCAGCGATGGCGCAATGGCGCCTGGATTGGGGCTGGCGGGTTCGGATTCGACGGGGCCGACCTGGGGGGTAAGCATGCCTGACGACCGCAAGGTAGAGCAACGCCGCGATGAGAAGGGCCGGTTCACCGGGGAGTTCTTCTTCGCACCCCCGGAGCTACCACCCGCTCAAGAGCAACGCGACGATGCGTTCATGGCTGATTTCAAGGGAGACCCCGGCGAGTATTATGGCACACATCCCGGGGCCAAGCCGCCCCCGTTGCCACCGCCACCACCCCCACCGCAAGAGGACGATACGGCCGTATCGGGCATCGGCGAGTCCATTGGGGCCGCCCAAACTGGTGCCAAAGCCGGCGGGATGCTCGGCGGGCCTGTCGGTGCCGTTGCCGGTGGGGCCGCTGGTTTCCTGTTGTCGCAGGTGGTGGGCTCCCAGCGCGACACGCCGATCGGGTCACTTGAGGGTAGCGGCGGCACGATGAAAGATGAGACCGGCGCCACGCTGCAAGCCATGCTGGAGCTGCAACAACGTGTCGCCCGGGTAGGCACGCCGATCAAGGACGCCGTCACGACGCAAGCCACCGGGAGCAAGATGTGAGCACGTTCAAGCAAATCAACCGAACCGTTCACACCTCCGCGAGCGGAATCGAGATTGTGCGGCAGTTCTATCTTAAACCGTACAGTCAACACCCGTCGTTATTGGAGGCCCTGCAAGGCACGGTCAGAAGCGAGGCTGGTCCGGCTGATCCGGACGTGCCCGATCTTCCGGGGCCACTGGTTTGGAAACGCCAGCCACCCGCACAAGATCACTGGATTGAAACGTGCTACTGCACTGAGACCCGTGTGGTGTTTCCCGATCCAGATGTGTTCTCGACTGCGGATCCCTTGGACAAAGAGGGCCAGGGGTTTGAAAATGAACTTAAACTCGGGGAGGAGTTCCCCGCTGGTGTGGCCGGGTGCCACGTCTTCGCCCACTATCGGCCGCTGATTTCCGCACTGCCGGATGGGGATGAGGACAACGGCTTCGAGCGGTGGGACTTCGTCGACCCCACGTTCACCCCGGGCTTCCGGCAGATCCCCTGGCCCGATGGGCTGTACGTGAAGGCACCGGAGGCAATCCCGCTGCCCATGGGTGGTATCCCGCTTGCTCTGGTTAGTGTAGTTGGCGGGCTGTTTGCCGCGGCCAATACCGAGCAAACCATAGCTATCCCGGACGCGGCTGGCATCCCCTACCAAGTACCGATCAACGATATTTCCATACGCCGGATACTTGTAGGGGAGCCCCCGTGGAAAGCCATTGCCGCTTGTGCCAACGGCGTCAACAAGAGCGTGTGGCCGGTCGCTGGCACGCCGCTTGCCAAAGGGCTACCGTCATTCCCGCCAAGGACGCTCAAGTTCGTCAACGCGGAAACACCCTCCCGGCTCGATAGCAAGGGCGAGCGGATCTACGATGTGATCCTCCATTTCGAGCAGATTTCGGAGTGGACGGAGAAGCTCTACGACAACAAGGCGCACGCCAACCCGGGCTGGGTCACCTGGAACCACGTCTTCGTGCGGCCGGGGCGGTTGGGCATCAATAGGCCCACCGCGTGGTACGAAGTGTTCCGTGGGTCACGGCTGGAGATCAACAAAAATGTCACAGTACCCTTCGACATCCCCGGGCTTGCGATGGACGCCGGGCAACTACACGACGCGGTGGACTTCGACATTCTCTTTAAGCTGAAGCAAACCAAATGAGCGAGAACGCCAAGATACGGGCGATGGTAGGCGGGACCGTTCAATCAACGCAGTTCGGCGTGGGGTTCACTCTCGAGCATAACGTCCCCGAGATATGGGGCGTCATCACCGGCAAGGGGCCGGAGGATGGCCCGGACAACCACTACCAGTGGATGCAGGTTGACGTGGACGACGATGGTAGTTGGCGGATCATGCCGATCCACGAAGTCGAGGACGGCTATGGCTCTGCGATGTGGAAAGACGTCCCGGACATTGGCGACTACCTCTTAAACCCGGCTGTTGAGGTGAACGGCAAGACGGCCAAGATTGGGGACATCGTCCGCTTGACCCCCACGCGGTTGATCGTGGACGAATACGAAAACGTCCATCGGGACTGGCATTTCAACGTCGATCTTGAGCTGCGCCCGTTTGTCTTGACCGAAGACCTGATCCCCACCGGGGGCGGCGAACTCGATACCACGGTCAAGGCCGAGTGGCTGGACCTGAGTTTTGCGGAGGGGCCGCTATCGCTGGACGACCTTTCCGTCACGCTCTACCCCTGCCACAAGAGCGGCTGGCCATCTGGTGACCAGTTTATCAGCCTGGGGATCGGGCGTGGGCAGTCCGTGTACTTTCGCGGCACCTACGGCTGGGCACGGTGGAACCCCAAAGCAACGGCGACCGGGCGGGATGAACACAACGCGATCACCTGGCGGGGCGAGTGGCAGATAGTCACGCTGTACGCCGAGTTGATTGCGCAGGCTGTCGTGCCGGCTTATGAGCCCGGCGGCGGGGAAGACGGCGGGGGCGGGGACATCCTCCCCGGCGCGACCGGGCAAATGCTGCTGATGTGGTTGTCCGCCGGCACGATGGTCGACAGCGGCTACCATGTCAACGTCTACAATGACAAGCCGGTCCCGCTCGCCGTGGGTGACATCTACAAGATCGAGTTCAACCGGGCGATGTACGTCTGGACGCCGATCGACGGGCCAACGCCGCACGGGATCTCGGTCTATGCGAGTGAAGTGGTGTCGACATTCAGCACAAAGCCGACGGCGTCACTCGACAACGTGTTGGTCCAGGTGCCGCTGGATGTGGAAATCTCAGAAGCCAGGTTTGGGCAGGACCTGGAGCTTGACGCTGTGGCCCATGAGATCAAGAACGTGGGGACCGTGGACCGCGTGGGCGTGGTCTCGTGGCACGTCACAGCGAACCGCGTCATCACGGCGGCCGACGATGCCGGCGACGTTGCTTCCTATTGCGAAGTTGTCCTCAAGAACGACGGGGTGGAGGTTATCGGCTGCACCGGCCGGATCACGTCCAGCCGACGCAAGGATGAAGGCGAAGGCCACCTTGCCGTGAACACCGACGGCAACAGCATCGTAGTACGCCTGAAACCCGGCAAGGCCCTCACGCTCTGGATAAGGAAGAACCTCCAAGCATACGAGATTGACCCTATAACATTAGCCGTTACGCTATTCCCCAACGACTGGACAACGGTGTTCCAGATGTGTAGCATGACATTCAAGACGCAAGAGGAAGTCTACATTCACGAAGAGGAAGATCCATGAGAACCGCAGCCTTCGTATTCTGTTGCGTGCTGAGCATGGCCGTCTGGTCAGTCGGCTATCTGGCCGTCGTCGCTTGGCTGTGGAGGGCGTGATGGGACGCAGCCGGGCCGGCAAGCCACGCATCAAGATAAGCAAGGCGGGCACTGGCCGCGAACGCCAACCGCTCAAGAGCTTGCAGCCGACCAAGCCGATGAAGCGCAAGGCGATGGAGCTTGTTCCCAAGCAAGCCAAGCGGCGCGTACTCAAGGGGCAAATCAGTGAACTCGCCCGGGCTGGCATCTTCGCCAAGCAACAACGCGAGCAACGTGTGCGGTCGATCATCGGACGCAAGGGCCGTGGCAAGCTCACCGCTGAGCAACAGCAAGAGCTACGCCGCAAGACGTTCCATAACTTCCGGGATGGCCAGATCATCGACCGCCGCCCGGTCAACTCATCATGGCTGACCGAAATCCTCTTGGTGATGTGGGACGGTCAGCCTGCACTCGGTTGCAAGTTCAAGGACGGCGTCACGATCGTCTACAAGCGGACCACGCTCAAGGACTTCGAGATGATGGCCGCCAGCGGCAGCAAGGGCAAGTTCATTTGGGCTCGATACTACAAGGGGATACCCGGGGCCGGTTCACCTTACGTTGTGATTTGAGGATGACCATGAGATTCGGCTACGAACAAGCCGCTGTAAACCGCGCCCGGGCAAAGGTCGAGCCGCTGCCGGCAGAACCGCCATCCCGGTGCGTCCAGTGCGGGGCAGAACGTCCGGATGCATACAGCGTGGTGGTTGTGGGCGTCCGCCCGATCCGAACCGAAGTGATCTGCCGCGAATGTGAGAGGTGACAATGGGACGCCCGAAGAAAGAGATTGACGTGAACCGCGTGATCCGCCTCGCGCGCCGCCAGTGCAGCAACGTCGAAATTGCCGCTGCGGTGGGGTGTGACGAATCCACAATAAGGGCTCGATTCCCCGAAGAGCTAGCTAGTGCCCGCGAACTCGGGAAAACCGAGCTTCGAGCCCTGCAATGGAAATCTGCCCGAACCGGCAACGTCCCCATGCAGATGTTCCTCGGCAAGCAGTACCTCGGCCAGTCCGAAAAGGTGAACGCGGCCGTGGAAGTAACACCGGTGCCGTTCGACCCGATCGAAGCATTCTCCATTGACCCGGCCCTCCGCGAGCGTGCCCTGCAACAGGAAAGGGACATTGCCGATGCCTCACAAGCTCTTGCTGCCCTCCACCCTGGGGCGTCTGTCTTTCCCCGGCTGGCAGTTCCCGCGCCACCTCCAAGTGGTGGAGGAAACGGTAACGGACATGCTCTGCGACCGGGAATTCCACCGCTTGATTCTCCAGATCCCGGTTAGACACGGCAAGTCGATCTATTGCAGCCACCTCTTGCCCTCGTGGTACGGCATGATCCGCCCGAACCACAACGTCGGCGTTATCAGCTACGGCGGCGAGTTCTCGTGTGAGTGGGGCTCCCGCAACCGGGACCTTATCAAGGACTGGGGTCCCCGCCTGACCGGCGTGGGCATCGACCCCAACACGCAGGCCCGGAGCCATTTCAAGCTGGCCCCCCCGTTCATCGGGTCACACCGCAGCATGGGCATTGGGGGCTCGCTGGCTGGTAAGGGTTTCGACCTTTGCATCGCGGATGATCTAGTCAAGGAGTTCAGCGAAGTCGCCACCGAGGAAGCCCGGGACACCATCTACCAGAAGTTCCACGGCGAGCTACTGAATCGCATGGAACCGGGGGGCTGCATGATCGTTGTTATGTCCAGAAGGCACCCGGACGACCTCAGCGGCCGTCTACTCGCTTCCAACGCTCAACTCGCATCGGAAGACCAGTGGCGTGTGGTGACGTTCCCTGCGCTCTCAGAGGCCGGTGAGGCCCTATGGCCCGAGCGGTTCCCCGCGGAGCGGCTGCTGGCCATCAAGCGGGACTACGAAATCAGCGGTCAGCCGTGGTTTTGGTCCGGGCTCTACCAGCAAGACGCGGCGGGTGCCAGCGAGCTTTGCGAGTGGCCCGCGAGCTACTGGGCCCAGCCGTTCTTCTACACGGAGAAGCCCCACTTTGAGCCGGTGTTTAAGCTCATTAGTTTGGACCCTAGTAAGGGCAAGGACGCCCGCAAAGGCGACTTCACTGGGCTCTTGTACGGGGAGGTGGACCCAAGCGGTACGCTCTACATCGACGATCCGATCCTTGTGCGGGCCCCCGTCGACCAAGTCGAAGACCTGACCGTGGCCATGATGCAGCAGCGGCAACCTCACGCGGTGGCAGTTGAGACAAATGGCTTCCAAGAATATGTTGCCCAGGGCATCTACGCGAAGGCCACGGCCGCGGGGCTCGCGGCTCCGATTTTCCCCTATGAGAACATGCGGAACCAAGAGCAAAAGATTTCCCCCGGGCCGGGCAAGGGAAAGGAAGTCGATATTCGGATGCTGCTATCACCGCTGCTATCGCGACACGACCTCCGGATTCGCGACACACCGCAGGGGCGGATACTCGGCCAGCAGTTGCGTGATTTCCCATTGGCCAGCCATGATGACGGCCCTGACAGCCTCTCAATGATGGTCCGCTTGTGGCAGGATTTGCTCCACGGTGCCCACCACCGGCAAGGGCAGGACGTGCCGATTCTGACGGGTTGACCCCTGCGCGATCACGCAGAAAAATGTCAATCTTACGCAAACCCCCAAATCCCCCTTGACAGCGGGGGAGCCATGCCCTATAATAGAGGTAGTGAGAGGGGCAAGGAAACCGGGGCGACGAAAGGGATGAAACGATGAGACTTTCTGAAAGGTCAAGGCTAGGTTTGCAAAATAGCCCGATGTGCGGCGCCGTCCAGCGTGACGGAGGGTTCGATTATCGGCTGCACCCAGACTCGGACGACCAAGACACCCGGGAGGTGTCGGCGGCGTGCCTCCGCCGCGGACTTCCGCAAACAGGCCACATCGACAGCGCAGGCAACGTAAGCCCACCTGCGCGATCACGCAGAAAAACATTGTGAGGGCGCAAATCTTCCGGTCGGCCGAAAAAAGCGATTGACAGGGCCGGCCGGATCGCCACAATCTAGGTATGGACACTGCAATCACATCAACGACTTCGCCACCGGCCCGATCTCTTGGGTATCCGTGGGCGCCTCACGGGGCGTTCGCGAGCTCTGCCCTTGCAGTGTCCACACGGGCCGGTGGCTTTTCTCACATCGAAAGGGATGAACCATGTCTACGATTATGCTGCACCCGGACGAGGTCACGGCGAACCGGATGGAGGGCGACTACAAGGCCAGCGTCCGGATTTACCTCAACGAGGGCGAGAGTGACCTTACTGCCTTCTTGACCGACGCACTCGCGCACAAGTTGGTCAACGACCTGGAAGCGATCTTGCCGCCCGAGAACCCGCCGCAAGCCGACGCGGAAGCCGCGGCACGGGAAGTGGACGGGGAAACCGAGCCCAATGAGGTGTGTAAGATTTATGTGGTCGACTGGATTGCCCTACATCGCAGAGTAGAGAGGCTGGAGGATAAAATCCATGCCCATTGCCTGGGCGATGCCTCAACAGTAGGGGAGTTCTGACATGATCGACCCAGCCCTCCGCCGCAAGTCGATCGGGGCCAGCGACGCCGGGGACATTGTCCTTGGTCCGCAGTTCCCTAAGTGGGCCGAGAAGACCGGCATCGCCGAGCCACCGAATTTGGACGCGGTGGAGGCGGTGCAGTGGGGAAACCTCCTGGAGGAGGTGATCGCCAAGACCTACGCCGAGCGGTCGAGCCGTCACGTCGCGTACAACCTCCACCAAAAGCCGATCACCCACCCCGAGTACCCTTTCCTCACGGCGACCCTGGACGCGACCCAATTGGACAAGGTCAAGGGTCCGGGGGCGTTGGAGATCAAAAACGTCGGCGAGTATCTCGCCCGCGACTGGGGAGAAGAGCCACCCCTGCGCGTTCAGATCCAGTTGCAGCATCAACTCGCGTGCAAGCAATTACAGTGGGGCACGCTCTGCGCCTTGATCGGCGGCAACAAGCTGCGCTGGTTCGACATGGACCGTAACGACGAATTCATTGCAGCCATGATCGAAAAGGAGTCCTTTTTCTGGACAGCGGTACTGGACAAAGTGCCACCAGATCCCGATGGCTCGATCGCCACGGCGGATTGCCTCCGGATGCTGTATCCGCAGGACAGCGGGGAGATTATCGAACTGCCGGCGGAAGCTGTCGAGTGGGACCGAATGTTGGTCGCCGCGAAGGAGTGCGTTAAAGAGTGGGAAGATGCGAAGCGGCAAGCCCAAAACCAACTGAAGGCCGCGCTCGGCAACGCCACCACCGGCGTGTTGCCCAACGGCGACCGCTATACCTGGAAGTCTCAGACCGCGCACCATGAGGCGCGAGAGGCTTATGACAGCAAGTTCCGCGTACTCAGGAGGAAAAAGGGATGAAAGCTACCGAACAAAAACATCCGACGCCGCAGCCGACGGCTGAGCAAACCGACAACGCCCTGGACAAAGCCATAGCGGCAACCGTCGCGCGCCGGGAATCGGCCATGAGGAGTTCGGCCGCGTTCCTCGGCATCCCGCAAGCAGACCTCTACCAAGCCATGCGGGGAATCTGGACAACGACGAAGGGGCAGGACCCGTTGACCGACGCCGAGATATGGCTTGGCTTGCGGCTGGTCGGCCGCTACGAACTTGACCCCTTCGCTCGGGAGATATACGTCACTCGCGGCAAAGACGGCCCGATGATTATCGTGGGCGTCGACGGTTGGGTTCGGCTGCTCAACCGGAACCCTGATTACGATGGATTCGAGACGGCGCTGATTGAGGACGATGAGGGGAACGTCACGGCAGCCGAAACGACCATCTACAGTAGAAGCCGGTCACACCCTACCACGTACATGGCTCTCGCGTCCGAGTACGCCAACTTGGCTGGATTCATGCACGCAACAATTCCGACGCACATGCTACGGATTTTCTCGTTACGGCACGCGGCCCGTTTGTTCATGCCGCTCGGTGGCGTGGTGACCGAGGAAGAGATGCAGTGGATGACTGAGACTAAGCCGGGACCCCCGGTCAACTCCCTTGACGAACTGACCGAGCGGTTGACGACGCCAGAGAAGCCGGCAGTGGCGGCGACCGAGGAAGCCCGGGGCCTTGTCATCAAGGCGGAGGCGAGAACCAAGGAACGCGACGAAGCTGTCGGGCGACAGGAACGGTACGCTCGTTGGCTGGCGGAGGCGACGACCGTTGACAAGGTGTCCGGGTTGCGGGAAGACATCGTCGCGGAGGTTGCCGACAAGCGCCTGACCGAAGAGCAAGCCGGCGAACTCTACGAACTTGCCAACGCCGCGGAGGAAAGGATCGCGAAGACGTGAGCCGAACGCCTGACTGTCCGTGTTGCGGAGATAACCGCTCGGTCTATGCCGACGGCGATCACAACTGGTTTTGCATGTTCTGCAAGCGCGGGTTCGACGATGACGCCGATGAGGGCGGCGACTACTCGAACGATCCAACCAAGCGGATCGAGTTGCAGGAGGCCCGAGCGGCAAGGCGAAGATCACGGAGGAACCGTCGTGAATGACGTTCTGAGAGTCGTCGATTGGGATGCGAATTTCGAGAACTCCCGGACCCGCGGGATGCGGATCATGAGCTGGGTTCCGATCCCCAACAAGCACG